GGTGCCACGGGCCACTTCTGGCTTGATTCCGTACAGTTGGAGGATCGACTCGACCTTCGTGAGCAGTGCATCCAGGTACGCGGTGAGGTTGGCTTGCATGTCGAGAACCTGGGCTGACGCTGTCGGTCCTGACAGTAGAAGCGTGGAGCTCGGATCGCTCGCCAGTTTCGCCGTCTTCGAGCGGTCAGCGCCCTCGGTTCGAATCGCAAGTTGCTTAAACGACTGCAAGTGTCTGAGGTGGTGCCAATCCGTCATGGCGACGCCGAGCTGTAGCGTGGCTTGGTGAAGTCCTTCGGCCTCGTGCCAGTGCCAGAACGTAGCGCTGGGATACTGAGCATGTGAGCAGATGTAGGGGATCACGCCGTAGGGGTTGGCCCGCTCCTCGTTCGGTGTGCGGATCGTCCAGTCGCGGTTGAGCTCGTAGTGCTCGTCTCGCGTCCACACTGTGAACCCGATCACGTCACCGCGGCTGTTGGTGTCTGAGATCACGACAGCCTTTAGCTTCAGCCTGTCGAGTTGGTCGGGCACTGCCAGGAATCTGTCAGCCGGCACCACGTCCAGGAGGAGGCGGTCGCCAGCCCAGAACGGCCGCACGAGCGCCTCGCCCTGGTAGAACGTCAGCTTACAGGCGAGGTCGAGCGCCAGATCGATCTCGGCCATCGGAGCGAGCAGTGTGTCACCAATCATCCTGTGAACCGGGCGGCTGTAGATCGCAGCAATGGTGTCTGTGGCCCAGCGCAAGATATTCATGCTGGTGTCGGCGCGTGACAGCAGCTTGTCGGCGTTCTGGGGGAGGAACTGCTTGAGCACCTCATCACGGAGCTGCTCGTACCAATCGTGCTGGTACACCTCGCGCCGTGCGAGGCACTTGGTCCGGCGCTTCCTGCTGTAGCCCCATTCCTTCCGTAGATAGTCCAGATCCAGTGGCATCAGAACACCTCGATCCCTCTGCCCACCGGGGCGATTAGATGGTTTACACCGTAGCGCAGGCAGTCGAGGACGTGGTCGAGCTCGCCGTCTTTCCGGTAGGTGCGGCCCTCGCGCTTCTCGTCCTTCTCAGCCCGAGCGAACGCACGGACGATGCCGCGAGGACTGGCCGATTTCTCAGCGAGGTGCGAGTCAATGTAGAGTTTGGGCGAGCCCTCCACAGGACGAAGGAGCGCCCGCAGATGTTCGGTGCCGACACCGACGGAGCGCATGACGGGATCGTGGCTATACTCGACACGGAAGCCCGCGCCTTCGAGCACCTCCACGTCGCGACGTCCCGTTTGTATGTCGCGGTTGGCTCCGGCTGGGTCGATGTAGACAATCCCAGGGATCCAGCCTCGGCGCTGTAGGTCGTATCGGATTTCCCATGCGAGTTGGTAGGTGGGGCAGTCGTTCGGCAGGAACTCACCGACGACATGGACACACTCAGTGTTGTCGCCGTGGATCGGGCAGCGGCTGTCGCGGTTGAACCCTTGCAGGTAGACAACAGCGGGCCTCCTTACGCCAAGGTCGATCGCGAGATCTACAGTGGCGTTCGTGCCAGGTGTCAGGCCAGGGCAGCAGTGGATCGTGGTGTCGAACTCGGGGAACACCTGCCCCTCACCAATCCCCCACTCGCCGCCAGCGTACTGGCGGTAGAGCGCTTCGGAGTAGGAGCGCCTGAGTGCTGCGTCGTACTCGGCTGGAAGGTAGGGATTGTCGGCGGTCGATGCGTTGTGGTCAGCGTAGCCAATCCGCTCCTCGCCCCACACGTCGAACAGCCAGTTCATGCTCGGGGTCGACGTGACGACGATCGAGCGGTGCTGAGCTGACGGAGCACGGACGCGAGCTATGAGAATCTGCCATGCCTCGCGGGACCAGTAGCGCCCCTCGTCACCCCACGCCCACGCAAGGTTCGCGCCCTCGAGCGTGTCGGGGCGGTCAGCGCTGCCGTAGTACACTCGAGAGCCGTTCACAAGTTGGAGGTAGCGTTCAGATTTGGCCTGGCGTGCGAGGAGTGGCTTGGGGAGGAGTTGAACAAACGTTCGCAGCGTGGTGCGGTGTAGGATGCCCCAGGTGGGCGCTACGATCAGCCCGTCACATTGTGGGTTGGCGATGGCGAGCCGGATCGACTCGGCGGCACCGGCCAGAGTTTTCCCAGAGCCGACGCCACCACGGAGAAGCCGGTAGGGTGTCCGGTCGTTGTGGAACCTGCGCTGGTGGGGTAGCGGCTTATAGGGGATCGTGCAGTTGAGCACGGGCCTGGGTTGGAGTGCTGCGCTACTCATCGAACGACACCACGATCTGGGAGACGGTAGGCGTCTGATCCTGCGGCTGTAGTCGCTGAATGGCAGCGGTGAGAGAGTTGAGAGCCCGTGTGAGATCGGCCATCTCCTGGGCGTCGTCCAAGCTGGCGTCGACTTTGGAAATTGCTTTGAGGCTCGCGCGCTTGGCACGTGTGACGATCTGCGTCGTGAGGTCGGCTGTCTGTTGCTGGGCCTGACCTGCGATCCAGGCATCGAAGGCGGCTGCTCGGGCCACCCAGCCATAGTCTCGAGACCACTGCCCCCAGTAGCCGGGGGCTCTAGGGGCTGTAGCTGGATCGCGCCCGCGCTGTGTCTGCCAGGCCAGATCGATCGAGCGCTGGGATCCCAGGTGCAGGTATGCACAGAAAGCCTCGAAGGCTTTGGCCGTTTCGCCGTCCTGCCTGTGCCACTCACGCTGTCCCATGTCATGTGCCCTGTACCCTATGCTGGTAGGGTATACGTTGCACACCACAGCATGTGGCGTCAACTTTTTTTTAGCCTGGGCTAAAACTGGAACGTGTGCTGGTCGCGTGGGCTGGGCCTGCGCTCGAGGTCGTATCGCACGTACCAACCGAAGGACCGGTCCTCCCACACTACGAAGTATCGCGGGATGGTGGGGCAGCGAGATCGGCGCGGTGCTTTCGGGGTAAACGCCTCCTGGATCACGCCGTTGAGACACTTGCCACCCAAAGTGAACGGACGCCGTGAGCGCACACGATCGCCAGGCTGAAACGCCTCGGACTGCTGACGCTGGAACAGGTACTCGGCGATCATGGGAGCACCGCGATCACGAGCGTGAACAGCACAATCGTAGCCACCAGAACGAACGCGAGGGCGATCAGGAAAATTGCTGCTGTCGTCTCACTCAGTCGGTTCACTGTCGGCCTCCTCCTCCGTCTCGAGTTTTAGCGCCTGGTTCGCGAGGTCGCCGATTGTTCGACGAACGACCAGGACGCGGTGAGCTGCCCGGAGCGTTCCGACTCCGATCAGTTGGTGGTAGATCTGCTGGAGCTCGCTGGCCTCTCGGTGTAGGCGCTGGCTCAGTTTTTCGGGTGTCATGGTTTTGCCTCCACAGCTAGTGACGCCAGGATACCATAGATGCGGATCTCGCCTGCTGGCATCGTCAGTCCGAGTCCCCACTCTTCCCAAACGTCGATCTCGTCTGGTGGCTCGCCGTGCATCCTCAAAAACTCAATGCACCAAGCCAAGAACTCATCAGGCTCCTTCCTTCTCACGGTAGCACCTCCACGGTGACGAGGGCGAAGCCCTGTTTGTTGGGGTCGAGCGAGCACCGTGTCAGGTGCAGCTCGTCAACCTGTTCATCGTCCAGCCAGACGCCCGCTCGGGTGAGGGCGTCGAGCACACACTTCGTGCGGTTGTCGAGATCCCACTTTCGCCGGTTGGGTGGGTGGAGTCGGATTGAGACGCGCACCCGCTCCTCACACACGACTGGCCAGGAGGAGCATAGCTGGTCGTGGATGGACTCCACAGCAGCGGTGTACCACTGATTCCCTTTCGCGGTCAGGTAGGTACGGCGGTTGCCGCGCTTCCAGATGTGGTTCACGGTTGGTGGCCAGGGGAGCCCGAGCTCAAGTCGTTTCGTCATCGTCGACCTCCTAAAACGCCAACAGCGAGTTCAGCCTGGTGGTGCTGTCTCGCTGCTGCGCCTCCGCTCCGCCTGTTCACCGCTACAGATCCGCCGCAAACTACCAGTGCGGCCTGCCGAACTGGGCGTGTGACACAGGAGAAGGTGCTCAGTGTACGCAAGCTGGCTGTGAGTGTCCAGTGTGCTGTCATCACTGCCCCCTCGCTACGCTGGTGTAGTTACGGAACAGCCAGAAGCGCCCGTCAATCCAGCGTGCTGGTATGCGCCGCTGACCAGCCTCTACGAGTACATAGAACGACTCAGCGATCCCGAGACGGAGCGCCATCGTGTGGGCGTCGATCCCCTGCTCGCGTCGGATTCGTTTGAGCTCGTCGGGTGTGAGTGTCATCGTTTACCACCTCTCTTCGCGTTTGCGACCTTCCACAGCGTACCCGGCTGCGGGTTTGGCTTTCGGGTGTGCCGGGTGAGCTGCCCGCTCTCGGTGCGAAACCAATAGTCCAGCACGAGGCACCCACGGCGCTCGCAGTAGCGTACCTCGGTTTTCACATGCGTCTGTGTCTCAGTCATCCTAGCACCTCCTCGAGCGTGGCGAGTAGTTTCAGATCCCGAGCTCGCCAGTACCACATGGTGCGGGTGCCGTCCCAGCCGCTTCGTTTACACTCGTCAGCCCTGAAGAGGTCGATCCCGAACAGCCCAACCGGGCACAATGTGCCAGGTGGTAAGTAGCGCTGGTCGCCGGGGGACGGTGTCGACTCTCGGTGGAGGAACAGTAGCCAGACAGGGATCCCTGTCACGCGCTGACAGTCACAATAGTGCGTCCAGAGCCGATCGTCGATCCCAGTGTTCCAGCATTGGCCCTTGCGGTACCAAGCGAACCGGCTCTTCTGCTTTACCTCCACCCACTTTATGCCGTCCGTGGTACGGCACAGCAGGTCAGGACACACGATCGCCCTATCATCCTTGTAGGCCACTGGCGCACCCCCCTGGTGGCTGTGGAGAGTGTAGTTTGGCGAGCCAATGGGAATCACGGTGTGCCCCTGGCGCAAGAGCCAGCTAGACACGAGGGACTCACCGACGTGGCCGAACGCGAGAGAGTCCTGAAAATCACGCGGTGACGACATGCAGCACACTCCCGAGCGCCTTGTGCGCCTCTGTGAAATCATCAACACGTTCGCCCATGTATAGGATCGCTTGGCCCTGTAGAGGTGCTCCGCTGGGCTTGCCCTCTGGGTCCACGAATTTGATCCGGCCAGCAGGGAAGCACACAGCGGTGGCTGCCCGGAGCATCCGACGAAACCACGCGGTCTCGGTGGCGTTGTTCACGAGCACGATCGCCTCCTCAATCTCGCCTGTCTCGTACTTCGACGCGACAGCCTCAGCGAACTGCGCGATCAGTGGCTGGGCGTACGGTGGATTGAGCCACACTCGTCCGTGCCAGGGTTGCTTAAGCCCGTCCTGCTCTGCTGTGAAGATCTGTTTTGCGCGGACCGTCTCGTTGGCGATCGGGCTGCTGGCTGGGGGAAGATCGATCTCACCCAGACAGGCACGCGCAGCCTCTACGAACACACTAGGTGTGTACCACTCGTTGTTCCCGCTGTTGTGGGCGACGTGGGCTTTGGGCTGAGCCTGCTCCTTCGCTCGGGTGACGGTGCGGGCCTGCCCCTGCTGGACGGCCTCGAGACACTGGCGCTGTTCGTCGTGCGACAGATCCAAGATCCCGACAGCGTCACCGGCTCGGAGTGTCCCGTCGATGCAAGCCTCCACGATCTCGGGTGCGGCTTGCTGCTTCAGCTTCTTAGCGTAGGCAATCGTGCCTGAGCTGGTGCCGACGGCTTCAGCCGCGTTGGCGCGAGCGTGTACTGGCTTGTCGCCACCAGCCTTTGTCAAATTTGACAAAGGCTGGGGTGTCGCTCCGCCGGTGCTAGTGACGAGGCGCTTCCTCGCTTCCGCAGCGTAGTACTCCTCTACCTCAGCACCGACAAAGCCCAGCTGGGTGGGGTTCAGGTGTCGTCTGTGGAGGTTCAAGCTGAGCACGTACGGGAGGAGCTCCGCGTCGGTGCCGTCGAACGTGTAGAAGTCGGGCTTCACGCCAGCGGCGAGACACGCTCGGTAGCGGTTGCGTCCGTCGATGATCGATCCGTCGGTGTGGAGGCAGATCGGGTCTCTGAGTCCGTGCTCTGCGATGTCGTCTCTTAGGCTCTCGAACTCCTCGCCGCTGAGCAGCGGGAACAGGTTCGCCACGGGATGGTATTGTCGCTCTGTCACTGTGTCTCTCCTCTAACTAAAAATCTGTCGTGTGCGGTCGAATCGGATGTGGGCCTCGGCGGGTGCCTGGCCCTGTCTCTGCTTGTCAATCAAGATCATCTCCTGGCCGTCCTCCTCGTGGAGAAAAAGGATCGCGTCGGCGTCCTGCTCGAGCTGGCCTGTCTCTCGGAGATCTGCTTTCGTGGGCCTGGGGTTCGGGTTGGAACGGCTCACGCGCTTCTCGATCCCTCGGTTCATCTGGCAGAGCAGAAGCACTGGGATCGAGAGCTCTTTGGCCAGTGCCTTGAGTTGGCGGGAGCAGTCGGCCAGCTCCTGCTCGCGGCTGTGGTACTCGCCGACGCCGCTGAGAAGCTGGAAGTAATCGACGATCAGCAGGTTCAGCGGCTTCTTGCGGTGCCACTGTCGCACCCGGGCCCGGATCTCTCCGATCGTCTGCTCGGCTCCGTCGTCCAGACAGAGATCCCAGCCCTGCATCCGTTCAGTGGCTCGGGTGAGGCTGTCGTATCGGCTGACGTCGATCCCTCGTTCGCGCCTCATGTCGCTAGTGCTAACGCCTGACATCGACGAAAGCCACCGCATCGCCAGTTGCGTGGAGGCCATCTCGAGCGAGACGAACCCGACACGCCCACCCTCGCTCAGGAGGTGGCGTGCCCACTGAAGCGCGAGCGCGGTTTTTCCCTGGCCTGGACGTGCTGCGAGCACCACGAGATCGGGCGGTAGTACCACGAGAATCTCGTCTAGCTGGCTAAGGCCAGACTTCACCAGCCCGGCTGCGCCGTACTGATACTCTCGGATCGCGTCCCAGGTGGCACCCAGGATCGAATGCATGGTCTGGGGCTCGGCGGGCGCTCGGTTGGCCTCCTCCTCTGCGGCTTGGGTGAGCAGGTCGAGAGCGTGGCTCGCAGTCAGGCTACTAGTCACGTCGTGGTGTACGCGAGCCGTAGTAAGCCACACCGATCGACGCCGAAATGCGTCCTCCACAAGGCCCGCGTAGTAGGTAGGCCCGATCGCGGTTACGTGGTCAGAGAGTTCGGTAACATACGGCAGGCCACCGAGGTTATCGATCCACTGGGCAGCAACGGTGACCACCGTTCCCAGGTCGATCGAGCCGTGCTCGCGGTGCGCGGCAGCCATCGCCCTCCAGACGTACTGGTGCCTAAAATCGTAGAAGTGTTCGGGTGTTAGCCTGTCGCTGAGTTCAGGCCAGTGCTCGGGCTGTAGCAGTAGCCCGCCTAAGACGTGCCGCTCGGCCTCAACGGCGCTGGGCGGTTCCAGCTTCAGGTGCGAAATTTCGCGATCTGCTGTTCGAGTAGCCACTCGATGTCCTCCTCTGTGTGGGTGTGGGTTTGGTGTGTCGCTCTGTGGTTTGGTGTGTCGCTGGCTGTTTGCTCGGGTGCTCGAGCGTGGGGCTTCAGCTCGCCCTCGCGGGTGAGGAGCTGCGCGACGTAGCCCCAGGGGAATCGGGCGCGGTGGATCGCCTCCCAGATTTCCGGGCTGATCTCGCTGGGCTGTGTCCGTGCGAGGAACACTTGGAGTCTGTCATGGACTGCCGATTTTACGCGCTGGGGTGCGCTCCGCTGGTGTGGTGCGAGCGCCTGAACCCAGCGGAGTGGCACCTCAACCGATCGGTGCTGGGTTTTCGGTGCGGGTGGCCTGGTGACCACTGCGGCTCGGTAGCAGTACGAACGCGGGCCCGCGCTGACGCGCTCAAGCACTCCTGCGTCGACTAGCCCCTTGAGTGCGCGCTGTAGCCAGCGATCCGAGCCCGCGC